ACCAACTACGAGAAGCTGGACAAGGAATACACCCGTATTTTCGATGTCCGCCGCTCGAACAAGGCGTACGAAAAAGTAACCGAGGCAACGGGCATGGGCCTGGCTGCCGTGAAGGCGGAAGGCGCGTCGATCATCTACGACGCTCCCAACACCGGACCGGCGACCGTGTTCACGCACGTCACCTACGGCCTCGGCTACATCATCACCCGCGAGGCGGAAGAGGACAATCAGTACCAGGAAGTGGCGGAAGCAAACGCCGCCGCGTTGCCATGGAGCATGAACGTCTCAAAGGAGATCGTTCACGCCAACATCCTGAACCGCGCCGCGACTGCCGGCTATGTCGGCGGTGATGGCGTCGTGCTGGCGTCGGCTTCGCACCCGACCGCCAACGGAACGCAGTCCAACCTGCTGACTGCGGCGGACCTGTCGGAAGCAGCGCTCGAGGACGCGCTGACCAACATCGCGACGGCGAAGAACAGCGCCGGCCTCCCGATCGCCTTGCGCGCAGTGCGCCTGATCGTGGGTCCGGGGCAGATTTTCAACGCCACCCGCATCCTGGAGTCCGAGGGACGCACTGGGACCGCGAACAACGACCCCAACGCGATCAAGACGCTGGGCCTCGTTCCCGAGATCGTCATCAACCATTATCTCGACGATCCGGACGCCTGGTATCTCCAGACCAATGCCCCGAACGGCCTGATCTCGTATCAGCGCCGCGCGCTGGATATTGAGCGTGACGAGGACTTCGACACGGAGAATCGCAAGCACAAGGCCACGGAACGCTATTCGGCGGGCTGGGGCGATTGGCGCGCGGTCTTCGTCAATCTCGGCGCATAGCCTCTGACGGAACGGCCGGCGCCGTCAAAGACCGGCCACCCTCTTTCATCAAGGAGCCCAGACAATGGGAACCACCAATTTCAGCGACCTCGCTTTCGACACGATCAGCGGGGGCGGCATTACGGCGGCGGGCTCTGCGCTCACGCTCACTGCCGCCGACCACGGCGGTCGCACGATCCTTCTCAACACTGCGGCCGGCAGCACCGTTACGTTGCCCGCGGCGACAGGATCGGGCGTCAGGTTCCGGTGCGTCGTCTCGGTTATCGCCACGTCCAACTCGCACATCATCAAGGTGGCCAATGCCAACGACACGATGACGGGAATGGTCATGTCGATCTCGGACGACGCCGGGTTCCCGGTCAAGGGCTACACGGCCGACGCTACGGCCGGCGCCGATACCATCACCCTCAACCGCACCACGACTGGCTCGACGGTCAAGGGCGAATGGATCGAGCTCGAGGACTATGCCGCCAACAAGTGGGCCGTGCGCGGCTGCATCGCGGCGACGGGCACTGAAGCGACTCCGTTCTCCGCGGCCGTCTAATGCCCGCTCCGTGGGGAGAATGTCAGAGGTGTGGCTTCATCCGCCGCCTCAACATGCTCTGCCAGGAATGGACCGGACTTCGCGTGTGCAGGGATACATGCCGAGACCCGCGGCCAGCGGATACTCGTCCGCCTTCGTACAAGCCCGAGGGCGTGCCGCTGCCCAACGCTTCGCCAGCCACCGAGCCGATCTACCGCGAGGACTGGCCCATCGCTGAAGGCGACGACCTATGACGACCTCTGGCGTGACCGAATGGGGGCTGACCGCGGCTGATGTCATTCGCCAGGCACTGGTTGAGCTAGGCGTCCTCAACGGCGGGGACGAGCCGGAAGCGGTCGAGGAAGCGGACGCTATGCTTCGCCTCAATGCCATGCTCAAGACATGGGGCGGTGAAGCGAACCTGTTCCGCGAAGCCACTGGTACTTTGGTGATCGTCGGCGGTTCGGGTGCTGGAGCGCTTCCTTCCGAGGTCAGGCAGGTGAACAGCGTCCGGCACGTCTCGAGCCCGACCTACCAACGCCCACTTCTGGAATGGAACCGCGACCAGTATTTCTCGCTCCCGAACCGGACGGCAGTTGGCAACCCGACCATGTATTACCTGAGCCATACTCCGCTCGTTTCGGAGATCCGCATCTGGCCTGTCCCTGCAACCGACATCACTCTCCACATCGACTACAGCCGAGCCGTCGAGACCGTGACCGATGTTGAAGAGACGCTGGACATCCCGCAGGAATGGCAGGAGGCGGTCATCCTCGGATTGGCAGCCCGTTGTGCATCGATGTTCGGAACGACGAGGCTTGACCCCGGAACGGTCCAGCGGATCGATGCGGCGTCGGCGGCAATGTATCAGAAGCTGTTGGATCGCGACCGCCCCGACAGCTACTATTTCGAGCCATGGGATAGCTGTTACTCGTGAACAGTCCCAACGCGCTTTTGCCGCTGATGGCTCCGGTGGCAAAGGTGGGAAACGCGCTCCTTGCGCCCTTGGTGCCGGGTAACATCGACCTGCACAAGCGACCCGTGGTTCATAACCGCGACGGCACGATTTCCACTGTCCGCTCGATGTCATTCGGCACTGACGATGGTGAGGTTCTGGTCCCTACGGTGAGCGAGGATGGGCGCATCATGAGCGACCAAGAGGCCATCGACGCATATTATCGGACGGGCAAGCACCTCGGCATTTTCAGGACGCCCGCAGAGGCCACGGCCTATGCTCAAATGCTGCATAAGGAGCAGGCCCGTGAATATGGCGGCCGTCATTAGTGCCTGATGCCTTGCTCGGCCGCGGTGCCTATCGCCGCGATGCTGGGAACCTTCCCGAACTGAAGCTCATCAACATGTTCGTCGAGCCTTCGCCGGTAAGTGATGAGGGCGTGACGCTGCTATCTTTCCAAGGTCTGGAATCCTCTGTGACAAGGGGATCTGGACCGATCAACGGCATCTTCCAGAAGGCCGGCCTGTTCAACGGCGACGTATTCACGGTCTCCGGCACGCACCTTTATCGCGCTGGGACCGACTTGGGGGCGATCGACGGAACTGGTCCGGTTTCGTGGGCGTCATCGGATATAGAATTAGTCGTTACTCGTGGGGCCAGCGCATGGTCCTACAACGGAACGAACCTCGCTGCCGTCACCTTCCCCGACAGCGCCAATGTGACTGCCGTTGCCGGCGTTATCGGTGGGCTGTTCCTTTATGCACGGGCGGGAAGTGGAAGATGGTACTGGTCGGCTGTCCTTGATGGCCGGACGGTTGATGCGCTCGACTATGCGACTGCGGAAAGCGCTCCCGATAAACTGCGGGACATCAAGACTGTAGGCGACAACGCATTCCTGCTCGGCGAAGACACGATCGAGGTCTGGTACATCACGGGGGAGCTTAACCTTCCTTTCGCGAGGATCAGCCAGCGGACCATCAATGTCGGGGTTATCGCCACTGGCTGTGCGGTGGAAATGGACAATGCGCTGCACTTCATCGGTAGCGACAAGTCGATCTACCGGATGGCCGAGGTTCACCAGAAGATTTCCGATTTCTCGATGGACGAACGCCTGAAGCAGAGCTCGTCCTATTCCTGTTTCACCTTCAGCTGGGAGGGCCACAAATTCCTCGCCGTCAGGTTGAGCCAAGGAACATGGCTCGGCGACGCTGCAACCTCCTATCAGGGCTGGTACGAAGCCCAGACGTGGGGACTGGCCAACTGGCAGGCTCAATGCGCCGTGACCCTCGAAACCGGGCCATTGTTTGGGAGCTCGACGACCAACGACGTTCTAGCGTTCGCTGACGATGTCTCACCCCTGTTGAGGCAGTTCCCGGCCTATTTTCCGGTCAAGGGCGGGTCCGTCCCGGTCGACATGATCGAGGTCGAGGCCAATCCGGGATCGGCTTCCTCTGGAGTGGTCCCGGTCCTTGAAATGCGGTCTTCTCGGGATCGCGGGAACACGTTCACCAACTGGCGGCCAAGCTCTCTGGGGTTGATGGGTGAATATCGGAAGCGTCCCCGCTGGCGCCGCTGTGGCTATTTCGACGCACCCGGTCCTTTGTTCGAGTTCCGCACGACCGAAGCAGGGGCTTTGAGGGTTTCTGCTGTCCGGGTCAACGAAAGCGCTGCCGGGCGGGCAAGGTGACGCTCAAGCTTCCACCGCTTCCTTCGGTTCAGCCGGAGTGGGGGCAGTTCCAGGTCTGGTGGCAGCAGATCAAGACGATCCTAGAAACGCAGGAAACCCTTCAGGACTTGGCTTTGGCGAGCCTCTCGGAAGTTGCTCCAATCACGATCACGGCCGATTACCAGGGAACGGTCGACGCCAACCAGCTTCCCTATGAAGTCGCGATCAAGCGATTTTACGGGGACACGGACGTAACCACTGACACCGCCTGGTCCGTGGCGACCACGACCGGCGACATTACCGCCTCGATCGGCGCTGCAACGGGTATCTTGTCCATCAGCGACGTAGGGACCAGCGGCACGCTGACCGTCAGCTCGGATTATAACGGAGTGATCAAGACGCGGCTAGTGCCGGTCACTCTGACGCTCTCTGCGCCGCCCACCAGCAGCGGCGGTGGAACAGGCGGCGGAACGACTAGCAGCGATACGACCTTCAACAGCATCAGCTCCACTTCCCACACTGCGATTTCGGATGAGCTCACGGTGACGGTCAGCAGCAGCGGAACCGTTACCCTCTCGGCATCCCTGCTCGTCAGGACCAACCGTGCCGCTCCTACGGGGACTTTCCCGGTTAAGGGCAAGTGGCAGTGGTGGGACGGAGCGGCTTGGGTCGATCTTGCGGCCGAGGTCGAAAGCGATCCCGATTGCGAAGTTACGCAGCCGGAGACGATTTACGAGATCCAGCCCGGCGATCTCACTGTGAACGACAGCAAATCCGGGCTGGGTGCGGGATCAAGCCAGAAGTTCCGGCTCATGGCTCGCAATACGTCGGGAACGCGAACCATGTCGTTCAGCGGTACGGCATCTGCCGTGCCATGAGTTTCGTAATTCTCGCGCTTCCGCGGTCACGAACCAAGTGGCTGTCGCGCTTTCTGACCTATGGCGACTGGAGTTGCAACCATGAGCAATTGCGGCACTTCAGAAGCCTCGACGACGTACGTTTATGGTTCACACAGGACTGCACCGGAAGCGCCGAAACTGCCGCGGCCCCGTGGTGGCGACTGCTCCGGTCGATAGCACCCGATACGAAGATTGTTTTGGTCCGCCGGCCTGTCGGTGAAGCGGTCGATAGCCTGATGGCCTTGCCGGGACTGTCGTTCGATCGGGGCACGCTGGAAGATTCGCTGGCCTACCACGACCGCAAGCTAGACCAGATCGAAGCCCGCGTGCCGTGTTTGTCAGTCAATTATGCCGATCTCGCCAAGATGGAAACATGCCGGGAGGTCTTTGAATATTGCCTGCCATACGATTTTGACGAAGCTCATTGGCAGCGTTGGGACCGTGAAAACGTGCAATGCCATATGCGGGCTCTAATGCGCTACGCGACGGCTTATGCGCCAGCGATGGAGAAAATGGCTAAGGTAGCCAAGCATCAGCTTCTTACTACGCTGGGATTGCGTCCGCCCGTTCTTGCCGATGGCATGACCTTGCAGACCGAGGATTTCGAGACTTGGGTTAGGGACGCACAACCATTGTTCGACGAGCACCTAGTGGTGGTCGGGGAAGCTCCGGGAGAGTGGGAAACGAAAAATCTCCCGTTGATGCGAGCGATCTACGATGCCGGCTTCATGCAGATCATGACCGCTCGCTGCAACGGCCGCATGTTCGGCTACCTGATGACTCTGATTTCGCCCTCACTGACCTCAGAGCACGTAATCTCGGCGGCGCACACAACATTCTATGCCTCGCCGGACGCGCCGGGGTTGGGACTCAAATTGCAGAGGGCCGCGGCGAAGGCGCTGAAGGACCGCGGCGTCGATCATGTGATGCTTCAGGCCGGTCCGCGAGGCGACGGGCCGCGCTTGTCGACATTGTTCAAAAGGTTGGGCGCCCAGGACGACGGGCAGGTGTTTCGCCTCCAATTAGAGGATTGTTGATATGGGATTAGGAGCAGCAGTCGGGATTGGCGCGGTAGCCTCCATCGGCGGTGCCGCCCTCTCATCGTCGGCGCAGAAGAAAGCCGCCAAGAAAGCGGCTAAGGTCGAGGCCGACAACACGGCTGCGAACAATGCGCTGGCGCGTGAGATGTACGCCAACAATGCCTCTCGTCTCGATCCCTACAGCGCCAATGGAATGCGGGCTTCCAACGCCCTGACGGACATGCTGCTTGGCCCAGCGCAGCAGCCTTGGCAGCCCGGAACGCCAGGTGGACAGGGCGTGCCACAAGTCAATCCAGGACCGCCGCAGACCAACCCCCTCTATTCGCAAACTCCTGACACCGAGGACTATGGCCTCCAGCCCGGCCAACATTTGATCGGACGACCGCACCTGATCGATCGGCTGTTTCATCGCAGCACGCCCGGAACGCCGACCCCCACTGTGCCTTCGCAGGGCACCGGAGCGCCCGGAACGGGAGCCATCCCCTCGGGCCAATCCGCCTTGTCGCCGTGGGATCAGTTCCGCAATTCGACAAATTACCAATGGCGTCTCGACCAGGGCAACAAGGGCATCAACCAAGCCTATGCCGCGAGAGGAACGCTGCAAAGCGGTGCCGCCCAAAAGGGCCTGCTCGAGTATAATCAGAACTTCGCCGCCAACGAGCTCGGCCGCTACCAGGACTTGCTCGCTGGCCAGCAAGGCATGGGGCTGACCGCGGCCTCTGCTCTTGCCGGCGTCGGCCAGAACATGGTCGGGCAAGTGACCGCCAACAATAATGCCGCGGCTTCCGCAGCAGCCAATGCGGCCCTCGCCCGAGGACAGGCTACGTCCAACCTGTATGGCGGGATCGCCTCTGGAATTGGCCAGATCGCCGGCGCGTTCGGCAGCAGCTACGGCTTCTGATGGCCGACACACCAGAAATCGCCGCTCTCAAGGCGAAGATCAAGGCGCGTCAGAACCAGCCCGGCTTTGCCCAGAACGTGGCCGACCTGAAAGCGCGCCTAGCCGAGTTGGAGGCTGCCAGTGCCGGAAATTAACTGGAATTTGCTCCAGCCCGTCGACATCGGCGCCAACTTCCAGACCGGCTTCGCAATGGGGCAGCAGCTGGTCCAGAAGGCGAAACTGAAAAGCGCGCTAGCGGCATATTCGCAAGACCCGACTAATCCGGCTGCGGTAAATGCGCTCGCCGCGGCCTCGCCCGAGTTCGCGTACAAGATGGCATCGACCCGCGCCGAACTCGCCGCGAAAGCGCAAGAGAAGGCGGTGGAGCGCGCACGCATCGGTGGTATCCTGAAGCAGTACGATACAGACCCCAATGCTGCACGCCGGGCAGCGCTGGAGTCAGGCGACCCAGACCTTGCCAAGCAAATTGGCGAGTTGAACGAAGATCAGCGCAAGCGAGCTGCCGAGATGTACAAAGGCGCGGCCCCGATCGCCTACCGCATTCGCCAAACCGCCGATCCTGCCCAGCGCAAGGCCATTTTCGATCAGGCCCGTCCGATCCTTGAAGCCCAAGGCTGGCCCGCGGACAAGTTAGACAGCTTCGATGTGACCGACGACACCGCCTTGGACGCGGTGATTACGTCCGCTCAAACCGTTAATCAGCTCATCGACCAGGGCAAGATCACCTGGCACCAGCAGGGCGAGCAGCCCAGCTTCGCGACCGATGCTATGGGCCATCCGATCGGCACGCAGAACCCGGCGCGTGTCGCTCAGCCCGCCGCAACTGGCGGGTTTGATGCGGCTGTCGAGCACGTCCTCACCAACGAGGGCGGATACAACGCCAGCGACATGAATGGGAAGCCGGTCAACTTCGGTATCAATCAGGGCGCGAACCCGGACATCGATGTCAAAAACATGACCCGCGACCAGGCCAGGCAGGTTTATCACGACCGCTACTGGGTGCCGAGCGGCGCAGAGGATTTGCCGAGCAACCTACAGGCACCGTACTTCGACGTTTATATCCGCAACCCTAGCGTGGCGAAGCGTGCGCTGTCGCAATCAGGCGGGGATCCCGTCAAATTCATGGAGATCACCAACGGCTATTTCCGGCACCTGGGCCAGACTCCTGAGGGCCAGAGATACGCCAAGGCATGGGCGAACAGGGACAGCCGCAACCTCAGCATCGCCACTGGCGCCCCGCATATCACCAGCAAGGCTGATTTCGACGCTCTGCCCAGCGGTGCCGAGTTCATTGCGCCGGACGGCACCCACCGGAGGAAGCCCTGATGCCTGATAATTGGTGGGAAAGCGCTCCGGTCGTCAGCCCTGCAAGCGATCCCAGCTTTACGGGCGTCATTCCCGGCGTCCCGAAGCCTAAGGAGCCGAAGTCGCCCGTCTTCGTGCCGAAGGGCGCGACGCAGATGTTCAATCCCAACACCGGGCAATATGAGGCAATTCCCGGCGCACCGGGCGACGATGAAAAGGACGCGCTCAGCGGCGCGATCCGCGACCTCGGCATCGACGAACTGGTCAACAACGTCAAGAAGGCTCGCACTGCAGTCAAAGGCGGGTATGCCACCGGAATCACGGGCGCTGTTTTGAGCCACGTACCGGGAACGGATGCGGCCGACTTTCGAGGTTACATCGACGCCATTCAAGGCGGCGTAATCCTTGAAAAGCTGCAAGCCTTGAAAGAGGCCAGTAAGACCGGAGCTTCCGGCTTGGGTGCGCTTTCCGAAAAGGAAGGCGACAGGTTGGCCGCCAGCGTCGCGGCGATCAAACCGAACATGAGCGACGAAGCGTTGCAGGAAAGCTTGGACGCGATCGAGAAGCACGCCAATTTCCTGCGCGCGGTCGCGGACGGGAAGGATCCGCGCGACCCGAACGTGGCGAAGCAATACGGCCTTGGTGTCGTCCCGGCGGGCATTGATACAAACGGCGGAGCGGGGGGCGGCGGTGGAGGCGGTGACGGCCCGCCCGGCGCAAAGAACCTCAGCCCCCAGCAGGAGAAGGCGTACAAAGCCTTCCTGAGCGCCAACCCGAACCCAAGCGGCCCGCAGGTCAAGGCGTTCCTCGAAGGGTTGGGCGTCGGCAATGTCGGTAATGCGGAAGAAATCGCGAAGGCCATCAAGGCGGGCGAAGGCATCAGCACGGACATCCGCCGTCCCGACATCGAAGCCGCGACCGCATCGAAGACTGAAGACCTGTTGAAGCGTGGCCGTGGCCGCGGTGCCAGCACGGCCGCAGGAGCACTGGACACCCTCTCTCTAGGTGGTTGGGATGAGTTCCAGGGCGCGCTGGATGCCGTTGAGGGTTCCCTAAAAGGCAAGGGCAGCTTCAGCGATCTTTACGACATCAACGTCGGGGCCAACCGAGCCGCCAACGCGATCCGGCAGGAAGACCACCCGTGGTTCTACGGCGGTGGGCAACTTGCCGGCGCGGTCGCGCTGCCGATGGGTGAAGTCGGGACTGTGGGCCAAGCCGCTCTGAAAGCGGGTGGTTATGGTGCGGCTTACGGCTTCGGTAGCGGGACGGACACCGGCGACCGGTTGGGCCGTGCCGCGATCGGTGGCGCGACAGGAGCCGCCGGTGGGGCGGCATTGAGCGCGCTCGCTCCCTACGTCGCTTCCCGTTTGCCGATGCGGGCCGGTGGAGCTTCGCGAGGTATGGCACCTGATGTCGCTGCTGCTGCCGAGCGTCAGCAAGTAAGCCTTCTGCGTCCTATGGTGGACGAAAGCGCGCTTGCGCCGTTTCAAAAGCTGGCCGGAACAGAAAACGCAGGCCCGATTATTGAGCAGGGCGGCAACCGCGTACTCGGGGAGATTGAGGCTGCTACAGGCAGGCTCGGGCAGGGTGGCAACGCAAGCAATCGTGAGGCGCAGGGCGAAGCGCTGCGGCAGATTGCAAAGGAAGTCCAGGCAGCCAACCGGGAAGGCACCAGCGCCGCATACAAAGCCGCCGAGCAACTGCAACCGGATGCGATGGTCGAGCCCGCGACAATGCGGCAGCGGGTCGACGCCAAGCTGGAGCAGCTTGCTCTCCGGCCTTCGCAGAACAGAGCCGAAATCCTGGCTCTTAAACGTTACCGTGCCGACCTCGATAAGCCGTTGCCCTTGAAGGAAGTCCGCAACATGCGGACGGACGCCTACGACAACGTGTATGGCGGAGCTACCTCAAGAAGCTCGGAGCAGAAGCGCGCTGATCGGTTCATGATGGGCGTGATCGACGCCGCCAACACGGATATTGAAGCATCGCTTACTCCGGAAGCGCTGGCGGCGTACAAGGCCGCAGATGCGCTTCATCGAGAAAACAAGACGCTCTACAAGGAGGCGTTCAAGCCGTTGTTCGGGGCCGACGAGGGCCAACTCGACAAGTTATCGGCTGAGCAAATCCACGACAAATTCAAGCGAGCGGTGAACACCAACGGCCGCGCAATCGCTGCTTTCCATCGTCGGATGCCTCTGGAGCAAAGCCGCGACTTCGCTGCGACCATTGCCGAAAGGCTTGGACGGAGCGCTTCCGACGCTCCTTTCGACGCACAACTGTTCCTCAACCAAACCAAGGATTTCAGCCCGAGCGCGATCAAGACGCTGTTTGGACCGGGGGGCGAACAGACCATTGCCGATCTTCGGCTCCTGTCGCGCAAATTGCTCGACACCGGCGCGAGCCAGACCGGTGTTGCTACTCGCGCCGGTTATCTCGAGCGGCAGGGGTGGAGGCAGGCTGCTCGGGGATTTCTGAGTGGCATCACCGGCATCTTCAAGAGTGCTGGAGGCGTGGGTGCTGCCGGCGCAAGCGGTGCCGCGGGGTATGCGGGCGGGGGAGTGACCGGAATGACGGTCGCAGCAGGAACCGCTGCGACCATTGCCGGCGGGAGAGAGGTCGGCCGCGTTCTTAGTGCTCGCGCCATGATTAATCCACGGGTGGCACGCTGGCTGGCGCAGACCGCTGACGTGAGTTCGGCGAAAGCAGCACAGGAGCAAGTGCGCCGGTTGAGTGTCATCATCTCACGGGAACCTGCAATCGCGAACGATCTTCAGCCCCTTCACGACATGCTTACTCAACGGCTTACTCAGCCGTTAGCCGCCCAGCCCCAGACCGAAGGTAACGACCAGCAATAAGGTCATGGCGCGGAAGCGCCATGGGGACGGGCACCAGACGACTATCGCCCCAAGCAACAACAGCAGTTGGCCTATCCGCACGTCTGCGAGCCTAGCTTAATTTCGAGGAAAATCCATGCCCGAAATGTTCGTCATGCCCTTTCGTCCGGCTTACGACAGCAATGGCGCGACCATACCGGGCGCGCAGGCATGGTTCACTTTGTCTGGCACGAACGATCCTAGCCCTGTTTACACGACAAGCTCCCTCACGACCCCGCGCACCAACCCGATCGTAGCTAACGGCGTAGGCAAGTTCCCCCGGTCCTATCTCGACCCCGCGATCACAGGGGGAGCGGGGTATCGGGTGCGGATCTACAGCGCTGATGCCGTGGTCGGTGTCGATACGCCAATCGAGGAATATGATCCCTATACCGGAGCGGAGCAGGGATCGCAGGGCGTGGCGGGACCAGGCGGTGGGGGGGAGGTGGCCACTCGAACCACCTTGTCAGCGATCGTCGGCCAAGCCGAGGGCGCGACGCATTACCTCACGGAGCTCGGCCGCGAAGGCATGTTCGTATGGGATAGCTCAGACTTGAGCGATGAAGTTGTGGCGGATTCCCAGCAGGGCATCTACGTTGCTTCCGACTTGGATCCAACCGGCGTCCAAGGTGCGTGGGTTCGCCAAGTCGACGGTGCCTACAACGTCAAGTGGTTCGGCGCGACTGGCGATGGTTCGACCGATGACGGCGCGGCTGTCCTTGCTGCTCTAGCCTATCTCGGGGCCGCGTCGCAAAGCGGCTTTGGCTACAGCTCGTCCACTTCCGAACTGTTCTTTCCCAAGGGGGATTACTTCCTCGGGACCAATACCCTCGAACTCACCTACACGACCATCCTGACTGGCGAAAGCACGGGCGGGGCCGGCGGCATGGCCACCCGCCTGCGCTGGTCGGCCAACACGACCGGCATTCGTACCCAGCGGGCCAACACGACCGGAGCAACGGCGACACAGGCATCTTCTGGGCATGGCGGCGACGGGTCGATCATCCGTAACCTGTCGCTTGTCGGGGCCTTCACGACCACTGAAGGCGAATATCACGGCATCCAGCTCCGAGCGGTCGCCGCGATTTACGACTGCTACATTCTAGGCTTCCAAGGCGACGGCATCTACATCAAGGCGACCATCGGTGGTGGCGCTGGGTCGGAAGGGGCGTGCAACCTTTTCGAGATCGATCACGTCTTCGTACAGGAGTGCCGTAACGGCCTTTACGTCGAGGGCGCCGATACCAACGCCGGAAACGCAAGGTCTTTTTCGGCGATCGCTTGTCGTCAGTGGGGTATCTGGGACAAGTCGTTCCTTGGTAACACCTATGCCGGTTGCCACATGGCCTCGAATGCCAAGAACGCGATCAACAACGGCTCCTCGCTAGCCGCATCCTTCGTCACCCAAGGAGGCAATCGCTACACAGTCATCAGGGGTCAGGAAACCGGAGCCTCGACCAACGCACCTACGGGGGCTGCCACAAACAATACTTGGTGGATCTGGGTTGAGGCGGGGGGCGCGACCACAGGCATTCCGGCTTGGGGAAGCGGGATGACCGTTCGTGCTGGCGGGGCCTATCTTGTGGAAGGACTTAGCAACACGACCGCTTTGCTCAACCCTTATGCCGAAATCGACCAATATTCGCAGTTCGACCAGAACGTCAGCATCTTTGGTCATTCGTTCTTGCAGGGGCACATCAAGGTTTCCGGAGGGGTGGCAACCGCCAATCGCAGCGCGTCAATGGGAGCTTCGCTGAATGGCTACCGTTTCTACGGCAACACTGAGATCCGGGGCAGTATTAACGGAACTGCGGTGGAGAACTTCTTCGGCCCACAAACCGGGACTGCGGACGGCATAACCACTGGCTATACAACCAACACCTACCATGCGTACCGGGCAGTTATTTACGGTGGTGCAGAACTTGGCTCGATCACCTTCCGCGCCACCCTCGGTATTGATTACGATGCCAACGGCGGGGCGATGTGGCACCGCTTCAAGCTGGCCGGCACCGACAAGGCGACCTTCGACGCCAACGGGTGGAATCTCGTTACGGGCCTCGTTTACAAGATCAACTCTATTCAAGTCGTGGGCGCTCGCAAGACCGGCTGGGCGGTTGACACCGGAACTGCCAAGAGAACGGCGAATGCGACCTATGCCGCCGGGACGACGCTGACTTTCAGCGGGACTTACGTTCAGGCCGAGCACACGGCTGTTGGGACACGTCTCGCGGCAGTCGAATCAGCGCTTCAGGATGCTACTCAAACGATCAAGGCGCTGAAGGACGACTTGCATGGCACCGCGGGACACGGGCTGATCGGAACCTAAGTCGGCCAATCCGGCAGGTTCTGCCACGCCTCCGGTTCGATCTTCCGGCCTCGGGGATCGACCCAGCGATAGCGACCGAGCCAGTCTTCGCCATATTCGCCGATCGTGATCTCGCCATTTGTGGTGACGACCAGACATTCCACCGTCTCGCCTCGGCCCAGTTCCCCAAGCGGGCAGCCGCCCATGTCACGCCATCCATTCAGCATTCCGCCTTCCTAACCGCCAGCAAAGGAGAAATGCAATGGCGACTGCACCACCCGGAGGCCCGACGCCCACACCGACTCCTACTCCGACGCCGACACCATCGCCGCTGCCGGACCCGGACAAGAAGCCCAAGCCGACACCGCCGGACGCCGCATAAAATGCAGCCGCAAGAGATTATCCTTGCGGCGGTGGTCCTGCTGATCGGGGTTCCTTCTGCACGGAGGAACCCCACGGCGGCGGCATTGGTCGGCGCATGGTTTGTCACGAAGGTGATCTACCTTGTCACCGGGGACAGCTTGCCGGTCCAGTTCTTCGTGTTCCCGGATATTGGTGTCATCACGATTATCCTCTGCAAGCCAGAGTACCAGCCCTGCGAAGAGTACCGGAGCATCTGGCACCAGCTTTGGTGCATCCTCGCCGAGCGTAGTCCGTCTGACCGCGTGGTAATGCTGATCTTCCCCATTGAGTGGGGGATTTACGTCAGCACGCTCGGGGCGGTCTCCGTCTGGTGGCTGCTGTGGGGCCTTAGCATCCTTCAGTTCCTTGCTGCCGGTGCAGAGCCGCTGGCCGAATATCTCCACCGCCGCGATGCCGACGCGGCCGAAACCCCCGGTCCTGGGGCCATGCTCGTTGCGTACCCAGGGGGAGGCTATGGATGAGCTTCTCGGCAAAATCTTCAACGCTGCGACCGGCGTATGGGCGATTTTCTGCGCCATCGTCGTCGCCCTGTTCAAGGCGTGGCCAGCAGTCATGGGGCGCCTCAACGAACGGCGCCGGGACATGGCGGCCGAAGAAGCGAGCGACTGGGAGCGCCTTCGCTCGGAAAGGGACAGGCTTCGCGGACTACTCGAAGGCACCGACAGTCTGCTGGCCGCTCGTGACGCGAAGATTGCCCAGCTCCAGCAAGAGAAGGTCGAGCTGTTGAGCCGGGCCATCCAAGCCGAGGCCACCCTTCAAGGGTATGGAGAGGCCCGCCAGCGGCTTGCCGTTGAGGAAGCGGCCAAGCGCCTTGCCCCGCCCGAGGGAGGCGGCGGTGAATGACTGGCTTCCTCGCCGAGCTCCTTCGGGATCCAAAGACCCTGGCAGTAATCCTGACCTCGTTCGGCGGCGCCATCGGATGGCTCATCAAGAAGGACCGCGACTGCCAGCGGCGCGAGGCCGTCATGGAGCGCGACCTGAGCTTCATGCGCGAGCGCCTGTCCAAGGCCGAAGGCTCGGTCGAGACCCTTTGCAACCTTCTCAAACGGGAGACGCACATTGGTTGACGATCCCGCTGTAGAGATAGCCGCGTTCCTCGGGAGAGGCTGGCATATCGTCCTTGAGGATGCGCCCTCAGCGGTCATTCTTGTCGATACCGGTGGACGCATCCAGTGGGCGAACCGGGCCTTCATCACCTTGTTCGGATATGCGCGCCCCGAAATCGTCGGCAAGCAGGTCAATTTCCTTCTCCCCGAGGACCGTAGGGAAAGGCACGGCGAGTACATCGCCGGCTGGTTCAAACACCCCCGCCCGCGCCCGATGGGGACCGACCTCAATATCCAGGGGTCGAACAAGAACGGCGACCTGCTCGATCTCGACATCAAGCTGACCCCGATCGAGACCGAAGGCGGCATCATGGCTCTCGCGTGGATCATGGAAAGAGAGAAGCCGTGAGCTGGAAAGACACCCAGCGGAAGCTCAACAGCTTTGGTTACGCCCTATCCGAAGACGGAGTGCCCGGCCCCAAGACCTATGCGGCGCTGTTCGCGTACATGGGAGCCAGGGACACCGCGACGGCTTTCGGCAAGGCGGCGGCAGACTTGTTCCCGCAGTACGAGATCACGACGCCGCTCCGGATCGCGCACTTCATGGCCCAGGCATCGGCCGAGACAGGCGGCTTCAGGTGGCTGCGCGAGATATGGGGGCCGACCGCGGCCCAGCGTGGCTATGAGGGCCGAGTGGACCTCGGGAATGTGATTGCCGGCGATGGGCAGAAGTTCCTCGGGCGGGGCGTGTTCCAGATCACGGGCCGCGACAATTACGAGCGCTACGGCAAGCGGTGCGGCTTGGACCTCGCCTGTGATCCGAAACTCGCGGAAGACCCCGCCACGGCGCTCAAGATCGCGTGCATGTACTGGGCCGACCACCGGCTCAACGCCTATGCTGACGCCGACAACATTCTCGGCACGTCGAACGGGATCAACCGCGGCAATCCCGCCAGCATTCGCGAGCCCAACGGATACGAGGACCGGAAGGCAGCGCTTCGCAAGGCCAAGGCGGTGCTGTCGTGAAGAAGTTCCTCGGCGACCTCTTCAAGGGCGTCAACGGGCAGTCCTGGGAACTCGCCCGCATCATGTCGGCATGGGCGATCATCTCCTATTCGTTCGCCTTCCTGTGGGCGCTGATCCGTCTTCAGAAGGTGCCGGATTGGGCGAGTCTCGGAACCGGCTACGGCGCGGTTCTGCTGGGTGCTGGAGCCTACATCGGCATCAAAGACCTCGCCCGCGCTCAAGCCGCTTCCGTGACCTCCGCAGCAGCTACCGATGCTGGCGTCAAGCCGCCGCCGGGGACGCCATGAGGACCGCAGCCGCCATCGCAATCTTCGTGTTCGTGATCGTGGTGCTGGCTACCGTTTGGGCCAAGCAGCATCAGGCGATCTATGCGGTGCCGTTGGTCAAGGCCGCCGGCCCGATCTGCCCGCATTTCGAGGCGCATCCCTGCTCGCGGATGAACTGTTCGCGGAGGATAGCGTGATGCGGCTAGAACTGCGCGCCGAACTTTCGCTTGCCCAGCACGAGCTGCCAGAGACCTTCGCGGATGCACAGCTCGATCCGGCGGGTGAAAACCTCGCCGCTGCGAACAGGCCGCCACCGCCACAGCACCAGCGAATAGAAGCGATACGGTGGGTTCCAAATGAACTCGAATCGAGGCCGGTGAAGGGATCGAATGAACATGCTTTTGCCTAGCACAAACGAGCGAGGAACGCCATGAGCGAAGAACCACTCGCACCGAGGATCGAGTTCTTCTCCCGTCGCAACCGGAAGTCGAAGGAGCTGATCTATTACTTCCGGGTCAGAGCGGCCAACGGCAAGATCGTCGTGCCGAGCCAGGGCTACTCTAGGAAGGTGGATTGCATACAGACTGCCTCGCACCTTCGCGGGACGCTGATCGAAGCGCGCATGTTCGACATGGACAAGGGCGGGAGCGAGATCGATGCTTAAGAACCTATCCGCCCGCGTCATCGGCCTGATCGTCGGGGTGATCGTGCTGCTGCTGGCGGTCGGGCTGTTCGTCCGATCGTGCGATAAAAGGCGCTCAGAAGCCGCCCAGAGCCGCGTAGAGCGCTCCCAGGCCGAGGCGGCACGCAACAGCGCATCCGATGCCGTGAACACCGTGACGGGCGTTGGAGCGAACCAGGCGGCGTCCGAGGAACTGACCCGCCGAAACGAAAAGGAGATACGCAATGCGCCCGGAGCGAACGATCCGGTCAATCCCGCTGCTCGCGATGCTGGCTTGCGGAGCCTGTGTCGCCGGCCCGCTTACCGTGACAACCCAAAGTGCCGGGTGTTCCAGCCTCCTGCCGGCTGAATGGAAGCAGGGCGTAGCTGGTGCTGATCTCCCGGACGGCAACACGGTTGGCGACTGGATCGCGTTCGGCGACGCTCAGACCGGGAAGCTCGACCAGGCCAATGAGCGGACGAGGGCCAGCATCGGCATTGTCGAGCGGTGCGAGGCAAGGGACGCCGCGGCCGTGAAGAAAGCGACGCGGCGCAAATTCCTCGGGATCTTCTAAACCGGCGTCCGCCTGTTGGTGCTTAGTGCAGGAACGTCTCATGCGGATCGATCCCCCGCACCTCGGCATTCGAGAGGTAACGTTCCTCGCACTTGTCCCATACTCGCCAGCCAGGCCCACCGTTCAAAGCGCGCGGGACATAGCGGCGACCTTGCGTGTGCGAAGAACCGTCCAGCGTCTCTGCGTGCGTCCAGATGATTCCGAGGGCTGCTTTCAGCTTCATCGCTAAACCGGCGTTCACTTCCCCGTGCTGACTGATGGACCGAGGTTGAGCGGTTTCGGCGGTTCGGGAAGCGGCATCCAGTGGGTTGGGCTAACGTGGTGGCCGTAGCACCCGCAGATTTCGTCGGCCGCGTCGTCTCGACGCCGGACGCATGCCTTCGTGATCCACACGTCATCGTCTTGGAGGCACGGGCGCGCTGGGTCGCAATATCCAATGTAGCACTCGCCATCGACCACCAGCCAAATCGCCGTGTTCTTCGGCGCGGTATCAATCGGTTGCCAATCATCCATTAGCTAATCCCTCTGTGTCCATACAAGGTGTGGGCGATGCCACTTCGCGGCCGCTCTGGCTTGCTTCGCATTCAGCCTCCTTCGGAGTCTTCACCCTTCGGGAGCCTGCCGCTATCGCTAAAGACGACACGATTGAACCATGTGGTTGTAAATCGCTCGAGCGCCGCCCGCGCCGCGTCCTCTGTAGCATATCGATCAACTTTCGGCTTTGCACCTGGCAGAAGCGTCTCGATTTTGTAGCGGTCGGCCACGGCACGGCTGGACACACTATCGTAGAAGGCGCTGCCCACGCGTACTCCGCCAACAATCAAGTCCTTGCCGCTCGCGTATTTGGCCGTCTGAACCCGCCACGTCATGCGCGCCGGATCGAAACCCGCAGGGCGAAGACCCTCCGGGGCTTCGTGCGAAGCATGAGAGCCGGTTTCGCGAAGCGACGCGCCCATAACTTCCCTATCTCGTTCCATTGATACTAGTCCTTCGAGAGGGTGGACCGGACTTGATCCTCAAGCTCGGCGATGACTTCGGTTTGCTCCTTGCAGACCCGCTGCAATTCGGCATTGTCCGCTTCAGCTTCCTTCAGTTGCTCGGTAAGCTGGATGATGATGCGCGTCATTTCGAGCGGACCATGCGCCTCTAGCAGCCGCGCCTCCTCTTCGGTGATGTCATCGCCCGTGATGCGAAACTCGCCCGGTTCATTACAGGAGGTCATTGCTGCACCTTGGGTGTCTCGGAGGCGGCGCGTTTGGCCTTTCGGGTAGCAGCCAGCTCGGCCTCCCAATGCTGGACCTCCGCGTAGAGCGGGGCCAGAATGGCGACCAGTTCAGCCTCATGCGCCTCGATCGTCTTCATGAGTTCGCTCCGACTCATTGGAAACGGAACCCTGCATCGTCCCAGACCCGCCCGGATGGCGTGACTGTTTCGAGCGGGATCGTTTGCTCGGCGCGCACTTGGAACAGTGACGCGATGCCGCGATCCTCGGCCAGCCCCATGAAGCAGTCGGCGCAGAGATAGGCGTGCTCCTCGTCGCCGTTGATGGACCCACCGCGCACGACCGCGTTCCACAGCGGCGATGCGGCCGCCCACACACGGTAGCTGCGCCCGCACAGTTCGCACAGGCCTTCGCGCTTCTCCGCGCTAGGGACACTCACCCGCAAGGGCCGAGACCCTAGGCTCGGTTCATGAGTGGCCCGGTCGCCGTCAGGCGAAGCGCCCATATTCTTCATCTATCCCTCCTCAACCCCAGCGTTCAGGGCGGCGCGTCCTTTGTCGGTGAGCTGCACGACCCCTGGCTGGCCCAGGAGCGCAATCGGCCAGTGCGTGACATAGCCAGCGCGATAGTGTTTCTGCCATTGCTTCTCGCCGCCGATGAAGCGGTCATAGCCGCCCTTCCGGCGAGTATAGCCCCGGACGCGCTTGACCTGACCCGCCTCGACCTTGCGAAGAAACGCCAGACTAGGCCGCTCTACTAGTTCGGTATTGGTGGTGGTCATGGCGCCGCTCGTTTCAGCTTCAGAAGTTGGTCGGCCGCGGCTTTGAGGAGCGCTTGCCCGTATTTGATTGCGTCCTCGGTGACGCCTTGCCGCTCGATCAGTCCTGGCGAAGGACGCTGCTCGCTCAATTCCAGCAAGCGAACGCGGCAACTATCGACCGCTTCGTCCCACAGCGGCCCCGACCATTCCTTTGCCATTGCCGCAAGAATGTCGTCCATACCTAATCCTCCTGTCATGCTGCCTCCGCGGTAAGAGTGCGGTAACCGTTACCGCGAATCCGCATCCGTTCCCGCGCCGTTCGCGCAAGAGAACATCGAAAAACGGCGGATTTCAGCAGAAAAGCGCTAGTGGCCCTGCCTTGACATCGCAGGGGTCGCAAGTTCAATCCTTGCCACGCCCACCATTTCATCCCCTTGGTATCAGCCATTTTTCGCCGCCTCGATCCCGACCACCTTACCAGCGTGCGCGGTAAAGTCGCGGTAAAACGCGCCCGGACACAGGCTTTCGATCTGGTCGATAATCGCCTGCGTGGCAGCCAAAGCGACGCCCAAATGGGCCGGATCGGGCAGGGCATAGATGTCGCTGGTCGAGGGCTTTCTGTGGCCAAGCATCGTCTCGCCCTGGATCCAGTCACGCTCTCCGATCAGCGGACGGGCGTGGTGCGAAACCGACCGGCGAATGAGCTTCATCCCCGAATCGCCCTGACCCGGCAGGCCCAGCGCGACCTCCATCCGGCGCCACGTAGATTTGCTGACCGCCTCGCGAACGATCGGGGCGTTGATGTCGAGACTATCCAGCCACAGCCCGATGACCTCGGGCACCGGGACCAACGCACGGCGCTTGCGCGTCTGTCTCCGACCTACCGGGTTGAGGTTGAAGGCCCGAGCCTGGCTGTTCCACTGGCCTCGTCTTGGGTCGGTAGAGGCGTCCAGAACAGCATCGGGCCTCGCCCACGTCGCCACGCTCAGCCGCAGGAAGGCGAGGAGGTTGGCTCTCCGCTTGCTTTCGAGCGCATAGCGGAACATCGCCGCCAGTTGAGGGATGCTGGCCCTGAATGACGGCGAGCGGGTGACTTCGGGCAGGGGGATCACCTTGAAGGCCGGTATCTGCTTGGCCCAGCGCATTGCAGCGGCGAGTTGTAGGACGCTGTTCTCGACGGTAGCCGGCGAGCGCTGGCGCTTGGAGCCGCGGATCGTCTGCTTGCCGAGCCAGGTCCGGAGCTTGCCGATCCAGCGTTCATCAATGGCATCACAGCGGATGTCCTTGTCCTTGAGCGTTCCGAGATAGCGGATCACATGGGCGAGGCGGTGGCGGATCGCATCCGAACTCGCCGCCTGATCGCCGTGAGCGACTTGGTAGTCAGCGATGACGGTCGCGACCAACGGGCTTACCCGGCTGACCGGCGGGACGTATTCGCCGCCCGTCGCCCTGAGGTATTCACGGTCGAGGGCGAGCTTGCCAGCCTCAAGGTCCGTTGTGCCCGAGCTAAGGCTTCGCTCCCTTCGTCTCCCAGCGTCGTACCAGACGATTTCGTGGTTTCGCCCTTGCCTTGGGTAGAGGGCGTAGTCTCCCCGCTGATAGAGCGGGTCCGGGCGACGTGTTCGCGGCATTGGCGCTCCAGATATTCGCGGGTGGCGGCCTGCAAGGTGCCATAAGCACCGCTTGCGACCAATAGGGCAAGGTCGTCGTAGGACAGGTGGAGACCCCGCTGGATGTCCAGCTTGCGGTCTAGGCGCCGCATCAGGTCGGGAAGCGCGCCCACGCCCTAGCCCCGATACTCGCCGACAGGCCGAGACCCGCAGGGGCTCGGGGCGGAGCCCGAGTAGCGGGATAAAGCTCCAAGCCTCTTCTTTTCGTTCCTTTCCGCTTCAGGACCAAAAACCTCCCTATCCCATCCGGATTGATACCAAGGGTCGTGGTACTTGGTCATGGGTTGAGCCTTCGCCAGCTGTGTCGAATGCCCTTCTTCCTGTCCGCCTCCAGACGCTTTTCGGCAGCAGCGTATTCGCGTTCTAGCTGCTCCGGCTTCTTCGGAATTGGCAACGGATCGACGGCTCTGCGGCTTTCGAGTCGGAGCTTGCCAGTGACGACGCGATATTCGTGTTCGTCGCGGGGAATGAGACGGATATTCGGTTTGTCGCCGTCAAGGTCGAACGGATCAGCACAGCCGATGGTGTAGGCCACACGCTTGCCGTTCTCCGTTGTGACCGCGACTGGCTCCGGATTGGCGTCACCGACGACGGCCCAATAGAATTGCGTCTTGTCGCTCATCCCCTCCTCCGATCACTCTGATGGTCAGAGGTGGACGATGCGATGATGGCGCGCAGCTTGTCCGTTGGCCGGAAGCAGACCGCGGTATATTGCTCGTCGGAATTGAGGGCGGACGTTCGCTCGTCCTCGACTAGGAAGCCGTCCTCGACTGCGCGCCACACTTGCTCTCGCGCGGGGCGACCGACCCACCCGTCAACTGTGATGAAGTCAGCGCCGCTTCGCCCAAAAACATCGCGCCACTTGGCAATGTCGGCGTCGGTTGATTGTCGGTCAGCCATGTCGATCACTCCCTTGCTCGCCACGCCGGATCGCCGCCCTTGATACGCACTTGAAGCTGCCATCATCCGTGATGCGCTCGCACTTCACGCCGCCGATGATGCGGTAAATCCACTCCCGAGATGCACCACGGCGCTTCATGGCCGGTCGCCAAGGATGCGCGAGATTTCGTCGCGCTGTTGCTGGTTCCAGTCAGTCCACGGCAAGCCGCTTCCGTTCTGGCGCTCCGTCCGCATCTCGTCGAGCATCTGCGCGATGTTGGCGAGCAGAGGTCGCAGCCCACCATCTCTGCTGGAGATGCGTTCGGCGATGCGTTCGATACGGTCTCGAATGGCTTGCCGATCGCCTCCGTCAGACAGGAACGATAGGTTCAGCAAGAACTCCGCATCCTCGTCAGGTGCCGCTGCCTCGTTTCGCGGACAGCCGGGATCATCGCAGAGAGGACAGCCGTCAGGCTCTACTCTGGTGGAGGCGAGGGCGACACATGACTGGCCCGTCGCGTGTTTGCAGTAGCGCCCTGCGGCGAGGCACCAGCGTTGACCGTGAACGGCTTGGTCCGAGTGCATGACAGACCCCTCGCAGGGCACGACTGTCCGCGCCTCCGTTACCTGACCTTCTGACCGGGTGGAGAGGGCGGCAGCGAATGCTTCGTAATCTAGATCGTCGTTGGCCCACCCGACAGAGCGCAGGTAGTTCTCGATTTTCTGTGCTAGCGCCTCCGTCATACCTTCTGGATTGGGGAGGGATGAGCGCATTGCGAGCGCGTGCTTTGCGAGGCCGATCACAACACCAAGGTCGCCCGAACTGATGACAGTATCGACCGGCCCGTCTTCGTCCTCAATCGAGTCCTCGTAGGCAATCTCGGCGTTCGAGATGCACGTTTCGGCGTTCAGCCAATCGGGGGCACACGCCTTAAGCTCTCTGGTCATGGTTTCCGATCCTCGATCGGGCTTGGGCGCATCCCTGACGGGACCGCGCTCTCACCCTTGCGGGCCGAGCCTGTTTCACGTCTCGGCGGCTTCGCCGTTTCGATCGCTTGCGCTGCTTGACACAGCTCAGCATGGCCGCGGGCGCGGGACATGCCGCAGCAGCCGAAGTAGCCGCCGGGGAAATCGCGCTCGATCATGCCGCCCGCCGACACGCCGAACACCGGCAGCCGGCGTCATGCGTCTCATGGATGAACTGCGACCAGGCTGGATGCACCCGATGCTGGATCGCGGACGCGCTGCGCCTGGCATGGTCGAGATTGAGGCGCAGCAGTACCGATCCATGCGGACCCACGATGCGCCTCTCGAACGGGTTGTGGATGAGTTCGTCCATCATGCTGCCCTCATTTCGGTTTTGACTGGCTCGCTCCATTTGACATCGTGGCGGGCGCCGAACTCGTAGAGCAGCTCGATCAGCCCGCTGAACTGCTCCTTGGTCAGCGTCGATGAGCGCAGCCCGACCGGGAACATGCCTTGTCCTTCCAGGGTGGGCAGGAAGCGCATCTCGACGCCAAGCGCGTTCAGGAACCGAAGCTTGATGTCGTCGGTGCTGAACTCGCCCATTCCCTCGACCTGATCGCGAAGATCTTTGAGCATCGGCCACAGTTTGCGGTTCTGCTCCTCGCTGCGCGTCTCGGCCGCGATTTTGGCGACATGGCCGTCAGGCGCTTCGTCGATCAGGCGCTTGGCGAAGGCGCGGCGCATCGCGTTGTTGAGGAAGATCGTCTGGCTCATGCCGCTTTCCGTTCAAGTCGCTCGCTCTCGGCCCAAAGCTGTTCAGCAAGGCCGAGCGGGAAAATGCCGTAGGTTGTCGAGAAGCCGAGGTGGCCGAGCGCCTCAATGCTCTCTCGAGGACCGTGCTGGATAAGATGGTGGCGAGGGCAGAGCGGGATCACGCACTGGTGCGAGCGGCTGATGCGTTGGAAGCCGTCGCTGGTCACATGATGCACTGTCGCCTCGCCACCGCAGACGCAGCAGCCCATTGCCGCGACACGTCCCATGTGTCGCTTCTCCGCAGCGCTCGCCGCCTTTCCACGGCTCCGCTTCATGGGCTGTGCGCGTTGCATCAAAAAGGAACGTCGTCGTCGAGCTCGCCGTCGGCCAAGGCCGGGGCGCGTTGCTCGGGTTCGTCCCGCACTTGGGCATCGACCTTCTTCTGCGCCCAGTCGGGAAGGTGCTCGTAGTTGTGACGGAACTCGTCATCGTCATAGATCAGCGCGACATCGGAGAGGGTTGGCTTTTCCATGCCCTTCGGAAGTGGTGTCACCGCTGTCACGTTGGCGTAGGTCTTGCCGTTCCGCTCTTCGTGCGTGACGTTGACCATCGCCGGAACGCCGGCCAGCTTGTTGATGTCGAAGCCCTTGCGCTCCTCCTCGGTGAAGGGCTTCCCGCGCCAGCTTTCGAGGTCGTGGCGAAGCGCGGCGTTCTCGTGGAGTGACATGGTGTAGGTGCGACCGATCCGCATGGGGCCGGTGCGTTCGTTGCCGTCCTTGTCGGTCCAGGTGATCGGCTCATGGGGCAGTTCCCACGCGACGTAGATTTGCCGCTTCACGCTTTCGCCGAACATGGCCGACTGAATGCGCTGCATCCCGAGGCCGACGACCATCGAGCAGATGCCGACATGGTTGCCGGGAGGAACGGGTTTGAAGTCGCCGCCGCCCGTGTCTGTCGCGATATTCGCCATTATTTTACCCTCGCTTTCAGTTGCTTGTCCAAGTCGTAAGCCTGTCGGTAGAGCTTGAAGATTTCCCATGCCTCGCTAAGGTCGCCGAACTTCCGAGCCTCGAAATCCGGATAGTTCTTTGAAAACCGCAGCAGGTAGCTGGCCCCCGTCAAAGGCTGGTCGGGATGGTTCTCGTTCCAAAGTTGGCGGTAGGCAGCCAACTGGATCGCATAGTCGGGATAGACCGCGTTCGAGGTCTTCCAATCGAGCAGACAAAGGCTGTTGCCGATCAGGCCGATCGCGTCTGGCGTTCCGCCAAAGCGATACTCTTCTGACACTAGGTGCATTTCCTGATCGATGATCTTCACATCGGTCTGCGCCGCCCATTCGAGATATTCGTTGAAGGCGTTGGTGGCCTTGGCGCAGTCTTCCGGGTCAGCCCCGTTGAACACGCTTTCAGGAGGCTCGCCCTTGATCGAGGCTTCGACCATCGCGTGAGCCAAGGTTCCAATGTCGGCCGCTTTCTCGGCGGCGTCGTAGAGCCTTTCAGCCCCGGACTTCCCCTGCTGGAAAGCCCAGTGCATCAGCGCACCGGAGTCCTTGAAGCGGCCGATCACGGTCGTCGTGCCGGGGACGCGCTGGCCGTCTGCCGTATGATAGGGGGCGGTAGGCATCAGGCGGCAATCCGCTCAATGCGGGCCAGCGCGTCGTTCAGCCGCTCGCGCGCCTCTTCGATCAAGCTGCGATTGGCTTCCACTAGCCGCTTGGGCGCAGTCGCCAGAAAGTCGGCGTCCAGCGCGATCTGCTGCGCGGCCATGTCAACCGCGACCTCGATTTCTTCGCGCGTCATTTGCGCTCCTCCTGCGAAATGCGATGGTCACCGAATGGCGGAGACCGAAGGGCTCCGGGCGAAGCCTGACCAGCGCGGTCCTGCGAAGCAGGATTCGCCCAAGGACTTGCGCCGTCGATCATCCCAACAAGCACATCAGCAAACGAGTGCGCTCGGATTGCGTCGGTGTATTTCATGCTGCCGCTCGCTGTTCGCTGAGTGCTTGCCTCACCGCCTTTGCGACGGCGCGTCCCATCGGCAGCGGAACGCCGTTGGCGATTGCTCGGCGAAGCTCGGTTGTCGTGAAGGGCGAGTTATCGAAACGGCGAGGATCGATGCCCTGGTCGATCGCCATTTGCTCGATAGATGCCCGCGGGCCTCCCTTGCCGGCCTGACCGGTGCTGATGACCGTGGGGCGGAAGTTGGGGCTTTCCAGGGTCACTGGCTGGATGCGGAAGGCGACTTCGCTCAGCGAGCCGAAGGTGAACGCGCGGACGCGGTTCTGATCTCCGCCGACCCATCGGTTGTTGATGGTGGCACGCTGGATGCGATATTCGGAACAGTCGGGCGCCGGAGCTTGCGGCACGTTCTCCATCAGAAACCAGTCGGGCCGCGCCTCGTTGATGCAACGCGCAAACTCCGGGATGCGGTCAGGCATCATGCATTCGTCGCCCCAGCGAGCGCGATTGACGTTACCCAGGCCGCTCCACGATTGGCAGGGCGGGCCACCGATGATCCCATCGAACCGCCCGCGAGGCGGATGAAAGTTGCAAATGTCGCCGCCCCACAGAAGGTCCGGGCCGCGCACGACGCAAAAGCCTTCTTCCTCGAAAGCCTTGTCGAGCAGCCCAATGCCGGGAAAGAGCGACAGCACGAGCGTCAAGCCGCGATCCTTCCCGGCCCAAGGTGTTCAACCTCAACCAGTTGTTCCGCATATTCAGCGGCAGCATCGGGAAGCTTGTGCTGGCAGAAAGCGACATCGCCGCCGCAAGTCGGGCATGGCAGCTTACAGCGTTCACACCGGCTGCCCGGAGCGTAGATGTTGGCTACGCGGGAGTCGCACACGACGCAGGTTGGAATCATTGTCATGGCTCGCCTCTTGCTTTGGCGAGGGCCGCTTCGAGTTTGGGGCGCTCAGCCTCAATTTTATCGGCATACCATTTCGGCCATTCGCACGGCTCGCCAAACGGCCAGCACTCCCAAGACTTTACTTTACCGAAGCCGCGTACGCGTTCCGCCTCAATCCTGCGCAGAACCATCTTCGCACCGACCGCGCCTTGGTCGCCGCCGACGCGGAACATCGAAGCGGTAAAGATGCGCTTATCGAGCGTTGGATCGTCGGCTTCATTGCCGAGCGCAATTGAATGGTGGCGCGCGAGGATGTCGCCGACCTCTTCGCAGAAGTCGATTGCGGGATCAGGGTGGAAGCCAAACCGCCCGACCGCATCAGTCGCTGCGCTCACGACAGCACCGCCCGCAGGAATTGTCCCGCAAACCAAACGACGCAGAACGCCGCGATAGCGATGCCAGCTATGCCCGAGACGCGAAGCAGGCTCGGCCCCGAAGGGGTGGCAGCGCGGGCCGGAACGGCATCGCCAAAGGACCGTGGATCGTTCCATGGTGTCTCGACGCAGCGATGGAGGTGGATGAAGTCGGTCATGCCGCAGTCGCCTTGGCAATCAGCCGGGCCGCGACTTTATCGAACGCCTCGTAAGCGGCGCCCTTGCGCGCCTCGTATTCTTCTCGGGCTTTCCGAACGCGCTGGTTGGTCTGGCCAAGAGCGCCGGACAGAGCTTGCGCCAATTCCTCGGCTGCATCCTTGTCCGCAAGGACGGCTTCCAACTCCGAGATTCGCCGTTGGCGTGGCGATCCCCAGCCCTTCGTCTTGACGAGCTTGGGCGTGACCTTGACAATCTCTTCGGCGTTGTAGCTGTTCCAGCCTTTGACGACCGCGTAATCGCCCGCGCAAGGGATGAGCGCCTTTGGCTGGGACAACGAAGATTGGCCCAGGTCCGAAGGACCGCCAGCCCGGTCCCGAAGGGATGCGCCCTGATCCTGCCGATCTGACATTATCATCTCCAATCCAGCTACAAGGGCTCTCACGCCGACAGCACTCCAATGATGATTGCGACAACGAGCATGCAGAACGGCACCGCGACCGCACCATCGCCGCCGAAGTAATCGTCGATTGCTGACCAGATGCGGCGGATCATTGGCCACCCCTCCGGTCTTCATCGACGCGCATCATTTCGCGACCGGACATTTCCTCTCGGCAGCGGCGGGAAAAAGCGGCTTTTTCCGCCGGTTCCCATCCGTCACACCACTGCTCATCGCCTTCCTGGTAGGCGAATCCATCGATCACCATGTTCCGCAGCATCCCAAAGTCGCTGTCGGAGCAGCGAATGACATAGCCCTGCTTGAGGCGCGTGATTTTCATGCCTCACCCCCAATCTTGGTGAGGATGGCGTCGGTTTCAGACATCCGTTTGGCAGCGCGGCGCAATTCTCCTAGGCTGATGATGCTGATGCATGGTATCCGCTCACCCACGTGACGGCTGTCGGGTTGGCGCCGGTCATAGCTCTGCGCACATTCAGCAAAAGGGGCCAGCGCCCATCGGCAATCTCGCAGCGCCTCCACAAGCTCTTCGATTGTGTCGGCGGCTTCGCGTGCGCACGTAGCAAGCGGCCAGACTTGCCCTTCGGCGAGAACTTCCGATGCGCCCGAACGCAGCCGCTCCACGATAGGCAGGGTCATTGGTCCATGCTCCGATGCTCGGCTTCGACACAGTGAAGCTTGCGCTCCAGCCACTCGCACTGCTCTTCCTCGGTGAGTGGGCGCGGCCTATCGTTTGTCCAACCGCGTTGAACCCAGCCGCTGACGTATCCGCTAACGAAAGCGATGATGACTACGATAGCTAGGGTCATGCCTCACCGCCGATCTTGGCGAGGGCGTTCACCGCGATCTTTTTCGAAATCCCGACATCGAGCCAGCAGCGGAGCATCGCCTGACTTGGCTCAAGCTGGTCAATGGACCACTGTTCGCCGAGCCTCTCTGTCGCCAGCAGGAGCGCGTTCAGCGCGCTCGATATCTCCTCGATTGCGTCGGCGGCTTCGATATGAAGGTCACCGGTGCCATGCGATCGCCGGAGCCGCTCCACGATAGGCGGGGTCATTGGACTTGCTCCGGAAGCGAGCAGCCCGGACAGCTATGTTCCCACGCGGTGCCGTGCTTGCGAATGTGCCAGCCTTCGGCCTTCAACTCCTGTATGGCTCCGTCGAAGTCGAAGCTATCGGCCTGGAAAGTCTCGCCGCACTCAACATCACAGGCGAAGATGATGCGCCCGTATTGCTGGTCGATGCTCATGCTTCACCGCCGATCTTGGCGAGGAGGGCGTCGATTGCTTGCAACTCATTCGCCCAAATCGGCGGTTCCAAACCGCGCGCGCCGCTTCCGCCGACAGCCTCATTCAACGTGGCGGTTCGCGCTTCAATTCGATGTAGACTCATGGACAGACGTTGCGCCGCCTCCACAAGCTCCGCATGATGGGATGCTTCGAGGAGGGCGGCGGCGGCCTCCTGCAATTCCCACACGAGAGACACGCGGATGTAGTGCCCGTCTTGTCCGGGAACAGCGAATAGCTCGGCTGATCCGATTGCTTTATTTGCCCGCGCAACCCGCTCCACCAGCGGTGTGGGTTCGGGGGAGATCATGCTGAAGCCCGCCTCGAAACGCGGAAGTCCTCGGTGCGGAAATCGCCAGCATACTTGGCGGCGAACCAGCGGCGCGCCTCATGGACGCTGCGGGCCTCAACCTCGGTGACGTACTCGTAGTTGAAACCGTTGTTGGCCAGAATTGCGAACCGCGGCACCATCATCATCTCCCAAACAGCTACAAGGGCTGTTGGAGACGTATATCCGATAATCCGATTAAGCTGTCAATACGGTTTTCGGATATATTTTAGAGTGGCGTGCCTTTCCATACGATCCGCCCAATGACGCGGATCGGCTCTTCGCCCATGAAGAGAGGCTGGTGGGTGTCGTTCGAGGAGGCCGGCTCGAACCGGGCAGGATTGGACTTGTAGAGCTTGACCTGGGTTTCGTGCTCTTCGTTTTCGATCAGATAGACCCGATCGTTATAGAGCTGGCTCTGGTCCGGATCGACGACGATAAAGGAACCATCCTCGATCATGTTGTCCATGCTGTCACCGCGGAGCTCGACCGCGAAGGCGCGCTCCCCGGCCAGACCGGACGGAAGAGGCATTTGTCTCAAAGGAAGACGGACCGCCTCGCGCCAATTTCCCGCCGAGCTGATACCGATGACGGGAACAAAAGCAACGGCTCGCTCCGTCTCAATGCCGAGGCGCTTATAGATGTAAGACGCCTCGTGGACTTTGACTTGCCGTGTGCCCGCCAGCAAGTTTGAAACCGCGCTTTGCGGAAGGCCCATTTCTTCCGCAAGTTTAACTTGTGTTACGCCCGACGCGCGCATTCGTTCCCTAACCAATGCGATATCGAAGGGACTGTCTGAATTTAGGTCGATTGCACCCGGCACCATCGCTGTATGCCATGACGGTATCGGAGGCGCGCCCCGCAAATTCGGATATTTGGGGCTTGAACGATATCCGCTCATCGGATAAGTGGAAGCATGAGCATCGTTCAGCGCACCATCGACGCCTTCGCCGGCCATCGCGAGCGCGCCGAATTTGCACGTGATCTCGGGGTGCCCCCGCAGACTGTCCAGGACTGGATCGGCAAGGGCAACATTCCCCATTGGAGGCGTCAGGCGATTATCGACTTGGCGCGCAAGAAAGGCGTCATTCTGGACGCCGAGATTGCTGCATTCCTCACCTCATCGACCTCCGCCAAGGAATGGCGGTGGGGCATCGCAGCTTGAACGCGCGTCTTCCGAGCGCGTCCGGCGCAGTCATTGCTCACAGCCCCCGAGCTGCGGCTGCGCCGGCTTCTTTCGAGCGAGCGGGCTAGGCCGTGGGGCGGGGACAAGTCGAGAGGACCAGCCGAATGGCTGGGCGGGGAGGCGAGCGCAGGGCTGGCCCTCTCTGTTTCGGCACGGTCGCACTCCATGTCAGGGCGGGTCTCTAGATGGCCTCCCGACCCAACGCACCCCGAATTTTGGGGGTTTCTTCGGATTTTACTCCGAACCGCTCCCTCTTCGGACGCCCAACGAAAAGCAATTACAAGCTCGCTGTCAGCAAGATCATCCGCGACGTAAAGGCGGCTCACGACCTGACCAACACCCGCCTCGCGGAGATCATCAGCTGCGACGAAAAAACCATCCGCACCGCCGAGAGCGGTGAGAACGGGTGCCTCGACGCCGCAACCCTTCTGAATATTGCGTACGCTTTCGGGGAGGCAGCGATCGAACCTGTGCGGGCGCTCTACCTGTGCGCTCGCGGCGAGACAGAAACAACCGCTGAGAAACGCCGCCGGCTGATCCGCGAACTGCAAGCCTTGGAAGACGAGGCATGATCCGCGCCGCCATTACCTATGCCCGCCAATGGTATTGGCACCGCCGCCTCACCCGATTGGTCGCACGGCGCCGAGCATCATTCGAGACAGAGCAATATCGCCGTCGTCGAGCAGCCGCCCTCAAGCACACGCGAGGGCTGGCATGAGCGTGCTGATTGAGCTCCCGTTCCCCTCGGCCAAGCTGAGCGGACACCACAACGCGCACTGGCGCTACTTGCAGCCGGTCAAGGCCAAGCACCGCGAATGGGCAAGGCTGGCAACGAAGGCCGCTGGCATCGACAGCACTTGGCCGGTTGTCGCCGCGGCTAAGCATCTCGGCGACGACATCAGGCTCGTGGTCACATTCTATCCACCCGACAAGCGCGGTGATCGCGTCAACTTCCCAAACCGCATGAAACCATACTTCGACGGAATCGCCGATGCCCTAGGTGTCAACGATAGCCGGTTCCTCCCCGCCTACTATTTCGGCGAGCCGGTCAAGGGCGGCAAGGTCGTGATCGAGGTGCGGCCATGATGATCGCCGACATCCAGCGCGCCGTAGCCGCAGCCCACGAAGTCCCCATCGAGGCGATGCGCGAGCGGGACGGGATAGGCACCCGCAGCCGCGAACATGCCTGGGCGCGGCAAGAGGCGATGTTCCTGTGCCGGGAGATGTGCGCTGAGCCGACCGTGCGGCAGTACCGGCGGGCCTCCTATCTCAACCTCGCCAGGCATTTCCACCGCGACCATTCGACCATCATTCACGCCGTTCGGGCAGTGACAAAGCGCATCGCCTCGGATGCGAAGGTCAGGCGCCGCATCGACGTGATCTCTGTCGGGCTGCTGATCGATGGGTGATGTTGTCAAAATCGCCAGCAAGGAGGCTGTGGACGGCGCGTGGGAAGCCTTTCGCGCCCATGCCGCCAAATCCTTTGATGACAAACGCCTGATCCTCGACCGCGGCTACATGGAACAGTGGGCCATGCTCGAGGAGCGGTTCAAGCGCCTCGCGAACATGCCGAGGAAGTATTGATGGCGGCGCTCCCGTACATGCGGATGTACTGGGCGGATTACGACGCCGACACGTCGCACCTAACCGCCATGCAGCACGGCATCTATCTGCTGCTCATCAAGAACTACTGGCAGCGCGGCGGACCCCTCCCGGACGACGAGCTCCGGCTATCCAGGATCGCCAAGGTCAGCCTCAAGGATTGGCGCCACAACGAACCGACGATCCGCGAGTTTTTTCAGGTGCGGGAATTCCTGTGGCATCACACGAGGGTTGCCCTAGAGCTTTCCCGCGTTGAAGCTAAGTCATTGAAAGCAAAAGCGTCGGCATTAGCGAACGCTAATCGAACGCTTAGCAAACGCTCAACGGACGCTGAGCGAACGCCAATATATACAGAAGCAGATACAGATAAAGAGAAAGAAGAAAAGATAATGCCCGCAAAGGCGGGCGACTACGCCTTTTTCGGGAAGACGATCAAGCTCGCTCCTCGGCACTTCAACGAGTGGCATCGGCTGTTCAAAACGATCCCCGACCTTGAAGCCGAGCTAAGCACGATCGACGACTGGTGGCAGGAGCAGCCCGAGGACAAGCGTTCCAACTGGTTCCTAGCCACGAAGGGGATGCTGAACAAGCGGCACCAAGCCAACCTTAGAGAGAGGGACGATGGGTATGACCCCAACGTCATTACCGTATGAGCTTCGGGCCGGCAGCCAGCGGTGCCCGCGGTGTTCCGACCAACGGCGGAAGAAGCGGGTCCGGTGCCTCACCGTCTGGCAGGACACCGACGGCGCCTACTTCTGGAAATGCTTCCACTGTGGCTGGTCGGGCAGCACTTCTGCCGGAGCATCTGAAGTGGCTCGACGACCGCGGGATACCGGCAAGCCTGGCCGAAAAGTTTGGCCTGTCGTCGGCGGTGCGCTCGTTCGAGCAGGAAGACGGGACATACGAGAAGGCCCAGGCGATCTCGTTCCCGGTGGTCGAATACGGCAAGCTCGTGAACCACAAGTACCGCCGCACGTCCAAGAAGCAGCACGCGATCGACAAAGGCGGGGCGCTGGTGCTGCTCAACCACGACTGCCTGCTGGAGGAATCCGACAGGCCGGTAGTGATAGCGGAAGGCGAGTGGGATCTGCTGACCGCCGACATGATGGGCTGGCGGGCTGTCTCGCCGCCGAACGGGACGCCTGAGAAGCCGGCCGAAGACGTAATCAACGACAAGCGCTACGACTACATCTGGCGATCCCGCGAACTGCTCAACAGGGTCAAGCGGTTCATCATTGCGGTCGACGACGACAAAGCCGGCCACGCGTTACGCCATGACCTGATCGCGCTTCTTGGTCCGGAGCGCTGCTCGTTCATCGAGAGCTATGGCGCCGACTGCAAAGACCTCAACGACACGCTGGTTCACTACGGTAAGGAGGCCGTGGCCGAACTGCTGAACAAGGCCAAGTCCGTTCCGGTCAAAGGGCTTTATCGCCTCGGCGACTTCCCGCATCCGCCGCCGACCACCTCGCTGTCGGTCGGGATCGCTGGCTTGGACGATCACTTCAAACTGACGCTCGGCACGTTCAGCGTGATCTCGGGATGGGCTGGGCATGGCAAGACTTCGCTGCTGATGCGGATGCTGGCCAACCTGATGCAGTCCGGGGTCAGTGTCGCCTTGGGATCGTTCGAGACGCTGCCGCGGCCGATCCTCGAACGGAGAATGCGAGCGTGCATCTACGGCTGCGGGGAGATTGGGCCGAAGGCGAACGAACCCGGTCCTGCCGACGAATTGCTGGCGAAGCGATTGAGCGTGATCGCGCACACGGCTCGGGACGAGGACACTGAGCTCGACTTGGAATACATCATCGAGTTGGCGAAGATCGCGGTCCTTCGGGATGGCGTCAGGCTGCTCGTCTTGGACCCGTGGAACGAGATCGAGCACAAACGCGGCGCCGACGAGACGGAGACAGAATACACGGGCCGCGCGATCCGGATGCTCAAGCGATTCGCGGTCAATTACGAATGCGCGGTGTGGCTGGTCGCCCATCCGAGGAAGCCGCACAGCGACGGCAGCCCGAAGCCGCCGAGCCTCTACGATCTGGCCGGCTCCGCCCATTTCGCCAACAAGGCTGATTACGGTCTTATCATCCACCGCGACGACATGGGCGGAACGCAGATCGAGGCGCGCGTGGTCAAGGTCCGCATGGGTCTTCCGGGCAGGCCAGGACGGGTTCGGCTGAACTGGGATCAGTCGCTCAGCGATTACCGGGAGGCGCAATGAACCGCCCCACCACCGTAGCCCTGATCGGTGCAATTCATGTTGGAAAGATGTTCATCGCTGCTGTCGTGCTGGTTGCTGCGATCGAGGCGGTCAGTTTCGGGATGATGGCTTTGCAGGAGAGGCTGGATGGGCAGCAGGACGGGTAAGCGTAAGCCGAAAGCGGATCCCGTAGCCAAGCTGGCTCGGTCGATCCTGCCCGAGGCACAGGTCCGCGGCGATCTCGTCATTCGCGATGTTGCCAACCACACGGAGGCCGACCAACGGGCATCGGTTAGATCGGGTGAGACGAAGACCGTCCGCCGGCTGACCAGGGTGGAGAGATTGACGCGTGCCGGCGTCATTACCGTAGACCAGCAAGCAGCGTGTGAATGGTACTCGGACGCCTACGAGCTCGGTTTTCAGACGGTCGGCTGCACCGCCAACTACATGGGCGCCGGGGGAGGCGGGTTTGGTGCTGCTGACCTCTTCTCGAGGTACAAGGCCCAAGGTGACGCGAGGGCAAACTACTTCTACGCCCGCCAAGCGATTCCGAACCACCTGCTTGGCCTGTTCGAGGCGATCGTGCTGCACGGCGGCGAACAGCCTGGCCGCTGGTACATGATCGGCAAGGAGGACAAGCTGCGGTTCTCACTGGCCGCGTTCCTGCTTCACGGCCAGATTGGGCATATGCTATTGGTGGCGGCATGAATGTGTGGTGGAAAGACGGGAACGAGATTGACTGGGTAGAAATCGTCTTACGGCTTCTCTTCGTCGCCGTTTGCTTGGGGATCGCTGTTGTCGTGAGATGGATCGCGTGAACATCTCGCACTTTACAAAGCAAAGCCGATAATATACGAAATTGCCATTGTGGTTTCGCGCGCCCGCAGAAGCCGCTTTCCCCGCATCGACATCCCACGCAGCCTAGACGCAGCCTTGTAGCTCAACGGGTGGGCACTGCTCGTATGCGGGGTTTATTTCAGGAAGAGTCTGCCGGTCACTCGCCCAATGAGCTTGTTGGCGAGCCTTTTCACGATAGGCTTGGCGCTTCCGGTCTCAACTGCTCGTCGTCCGGCTCGAACATCGGCACTTACCCTAGCCAATCGGTAGAGAAGCGAAGTCAGGCTCATCACCACATCCTAATCTTCGGCAACCACGGAGACAATCATGCTCATCACCATCGTTGTCGTGCTGCTGATTCTGGGACTGGCGCTGTTCGCGTGTGAGCGCTTCCTGCCGCTCGATGCCACGATCGTTCGGATGATCGAGTTTGTTCTGGTGGTAATCGCGATCATCTACATCATCAGCGCTGCTGGCCTTGGCTGATGCCTCCGCTCCGTAAGCCGAAGCAACCCGATGTCCCGCCGGTCGACGTAATCACCGCGCGGAAGACGATGTTCATGCGCTGGATCGACGAATGCGAGCTGATGCAGGAGGCGATTGTTGAAAGCTTGCTGAGCCAGATGGAAAGCTCCCGTGATGGGTGAGGCCGCGTTTGCTGAAAGAACAGTAGCCAAACAGCTTGCTCCGTTTGCGTTCAGGCCGGGCCAGAGCGGCAATCCTGCGGGACGCCCCAAAGGCTCTCGCAACAAGCTGGGCGAGGCATTCATTCAGGCGCTCCATGACGACTTCCAGACCCACGGCGTAGAGACCATCCAGAAGGTCCGCGAGCAAAAGCCCGACCAATATCTGAAGGTGGTTGCCGCGGTCATCCCGCAAGAAGTCCACCACACCGTGGAGGATTATGACCAGCTCGGCGACGACGACCTTAGAGCCGCTTTCCTCAGCGCAGCGGGAGCAATACAAAACCGCATTGAAGCTCGCGGCCGAGATCGACCGGCGGGAGCGATTGAAGGAAGCGCGGAGGAAGTGCCGGACTAACCTCCATTGGCTCCTAGTCCATGGGCTGGGTCGCAAGGATTGCGACAACGCCTGGGTCAAGGCTCGCTGTGAGGAAGTTCAAGCGGCACCCGATGGCTACTTGGACCTGTGGGCTCGGGAGCATTACAAATCTACGGTGATCACCTTCGCCCTGACCATTCAGGAGATACTGAAGAACCCCGAGATCACGGTCGGCATCTTCAGTCACACCCGGCCGATCGCCAAGGCGTTCCTTCGCCAGATCAAGCAGGAGTTCGAGCGTAACGAGAAGCTGAAAGAGTGGTTTCCGGACATTCTCTGGGCTGACCCGCAAAAGGAGAGCCCGAAGTGGTCCGAAGATGAAGGGATCACGGTCAAGCGCTCAGGCAATCCCAAGGAGGCGACAGTCGAAGCCTGGGGCGTGGTCGACGGCCAGCCCACGTCCAAGCACTTCCAGATCCTCGTTTACGATGACGTTGTCGTGCCGGCGTCGGTGTCGACACCCGACATGATCGCCAAGACGACCGAGGCTTTGAGGCTGAGCTACAACCTCGGGGTCGAAGGCGGGATCAGGCGCTTCATCGGCACCCGCTATCACTACAACGACAGCTACGCGACGGTGATTGACAGGGGTACGGCGATACCGCGGATTTACCCGGCGACTAGGGACGGGACGGTGGAGGGCGAGCCGGTGTTCCTGAGCCGGGAATCGCTGGCCAAGAAGCGCCACGACCAAGGCCCGTATGTGTTCGCCTGCCAGATGCTCCTGGACCCCAAGGCGGACGAGACGCAGGGCTTCAAGGAAGAGTGGCTGGAATATGCCGCCGCCCCGACTGACGGCCACAACATGGTGCTGCTGTTTGACCCTGCGAGCGCGAAGAAGAAGGGCTCGGATTACACTGCTGGATGGGCCTTAGGGTTCGGACCGGATCGGAAAGTCTATGTCCACGACATGGTTCGTGATCGGCTATCCCTTACCGAAAGAGCGGCTCTGGTCATTGCATGGCACCGCAAATACGCACCCGTTGCCGTGGGGTATGAACACTACGGGATGCAGGCCGACATTGAGCATATCACCGATCTTCAGGAACGAGAAAATTACAGGTTCAGGATCACTCCTCTCGGGGGAGCGATGCCGAAGGTCGACCGCATCAGGAGGCTGATCCCGTGGTTCGAGCAGGGCCGGATTTACCTTCACCCGAAGATCGCCAAGACCGATTACGAGGGCCGATTGGTGGACCTCACGCAGTCGTTCATCAAGGAAGAGTATCTCGCGTTCCCCGTTTCTGCCCACGACGACATGCTAGATGCACTAGCGCGGTTTCTCGAGCCGGAGCTGCCGGTCGCGTGGCCAATGGCGATGCCCGATGACGACGATGATTCCGAGTTCGGCCAGGGGCGGAACCCGCATACGGGGTATTAATATGACGTTCTTTCATGTTCGGCGGATGGGCGAGCCACTGAGGACTGGATTTAACTTTTATCCCAGAAGCGACACTCGAAATCTCGGCTTTGTATTTAGGCTAGGGGTGTTCCAAGCGAGGTTCCGGTGGTCGACCTTCCGTCGGTGTCTCTTCGGGAGCGTCGAATATCGCGCCAGACAGCTATTTGGCTTTACTTTTCCAAAGCCATGCCATCGCTTTGAGGCGGAATGTGACTGGATGCTGATGAACGGCATTCGCATCATCGAACTGGGCGAAAGCGACAACGCCTCCGCAAGCTAGCGCCAAGGGCGCCTACTCACATCATTGGGAGAGCGCCTGATGGCCGCTTATAACAAGTTCCAGGCGTTCGTTGAGAACGTTTGCGAGAAGGTTCACGACCTCGGCGCCGATACTCTGACGGTGGCCTTGTGCGCAGCGGCCAACGCTCCTGTCGCCACCAACACCGTTCTCGCGAACCTGACGCAGATTTCCTACACCAACCTGTCAGCCAGAACCCTGACGGTCACTGGCTCATCGCAGACCACAGGCACATACAGCCTGGTCATCACCGACAAGGTTCTGACGGCCTCAGGCGGCTCGGTTGGCCCATTTCGCTATGCCGTGATCTACAACGATACGCCTACCTCGCCAGCTGACCCGCTGATCTGCTGGTTCGACTACGGCTCGGACCTCACCTTGGCTGATACCGAGACCTTCACGCTCGACTTCGGCTCGAGCCTCTTCACCCTCGCATAGGAGCGGACATGGACTTCTCCCCCGACAAGCTCCGCGCCCGCTTTGCCGAGCTGACGAAGAAATACGAGGCGGTGGACGCCAAGCGCACCAAATTGCAGCAGGAGCGCGACGGCAAGGTCGACAAGCTCTCCATGGCCGAGCTCCGCAGCTATGCCGACAAGATCAAGAAGCTCCATGCCGAAGCTGCTCCGATCGAAGAGGAGCGGGCGGCTATCGCGCGTGCGCTGGGCGGTCGAACCGCGTGAAGGTGAGCTGCCCGACTTGTTCGGGTTCGACGCGCAGGGGACTGTTGTGGCTGGGCGGGAATGACTGGGTCGAATGTCCTGACTGCCTTGAGACCGGACAGGTCGAAGTCATCGCCACTCCATTCTCTCCGAAGGAGCGCCTGGTGACGATGGCTGGCCTCAGGAGCCATGTCGAGCGCACCTTCCATCCGTCTGTCGCTGAGCTTCAGGAGGCACAATGTCGATCTATCGCCTAGCGCAGACCAGCACGTCGACGACCAGCGGCAACGCCGCGGCCGATGTCGCCACCCCTACGGCATCCGGCGTGAAGCCGCGCCTGATGGAGTATGGGCTGTTTCTGGGTGCTGCGACGGCCTCGACCTTCTCGCTTCGCCGCACGTCGGCTCTCGGAACGCGCACCACGCCAACGGCTTTGGTTCCGGAAGACCCGGACGACATCACCCTGACGGGTACAACTTTGGTCGATCAGGCGGTGGCATTCTCTGCCGAGCCTACCGAGGTCACCGCCAAGCTTGCTTCAATCGGTCTGCCGGCGACGATCGGCACCGGAGTGATCTGGACGTTTCCCCGCGGCATCAAGATCGCGGCGCAGCTTTCGCTCGTGGTCATCCACGACGCGACCAACGCGGCCTCGCATCACCATAACGTGGTCTGCGACATCTAGAACATGGCCTTCACCTATTGGCGGACAGGCACTTCTCCGGCCAATCTCAGCAGTCAGGGTACCCAGCGCAATAACGGTTTCGACAATTACGGGTATCAGTTCGTCGCTCCGCCAACCGGCAATTTCGGGCGCTCGGGGTGGAACAAGTGGGCGTGGACCGGGAGTAGCCTAAGAACCGACAGCGTAAGCCGGATACTATCGAACGGGACTTTCGACGCAGACCTGGCTGGCTGGATAATCACGGGGGGCGGATCGGCCGCGTGGCAGTCGCCCGGCTTCATGCGGGTAACAGGCGGTGGATTTGATACCCTCGCGCGTCTCCCGGTCGCGCTGGTTACGGGGCAGCTTTACCGGATAACGGTCAACGTCTTGGCCACGACGGGCCAGGTCCAGATCGTTGCTGGCGACAATAGCGCGGGTGGCGTTTTCAACGACCTACTCGTCAACGCTTTCGGTCCCGGCGTTGTCACCGCAACTTTTACATCCACTTTCGGGCCAACCGCTGCAATAGGAGTGCTGACCACCGGCGGGGCGGTCGCCGATTACGATGACATCGTTGTTACTCAGGCAATCGGCATTGCCGCCGAAGCCGGCAGCTACTCGATCACCGGAACCGCGACAGGGCTAACAGCGCAGCGCAGGCTCGCGGCGGCAGTCGGTTCCTACAGTATTTCGGGAACGACCACCGCACTCAGGATCGCCCGCAAGCAAGTCGAGGCAGTCGGCAGCTACGTAATCATCGGGACGGCTACAGCGCTGAAAGCCGATCGCAGGCTTGCCGCGGCGGTTGGTTCTTATTCGATCACCGGGGTCGCGACGACCTTTAAAGTGTCGATGCCCGCTTCGGTGGGCTCGTATTCAGTCACGGGTACGGCAGCGGCGCTAAGGACGGCAAGGCGGCTGTCCGGGGCAGTCGGGTCTTATTCGATCACGGGGCACGCGACCGGCCTGTCGGTCAAGCTATCGATTGCTTCGGGGTCTTACTCGGTCACCGGGACATCGGTGAACCTGACCTACCACACGGCAACTACGGGCGTCATCCAGGCGACTCCGGGGGTCTATTCGCTGACCGGCATCCCCGCCGGGCTGAAATGGGGCAGACACCTAAGGCCGGCCAGAGGGACTTACGCACTCACCGGAACAGAGATCGACCTCATTTACGACAGCCTGTGGAACGCGGACACCCATCCTAGGGAGGCTGGGTGGACCCCATCACCCGCAATTGCCGCAGGGCTGTGGACGAGAGAGCCGGGGCCAACCCAACTGGAATGGAGCAACTGACATGGCCAAGAAATCATCCCGCGTCCGTATCAAGGGCGCCGACGCCGCCGACAAGGAACAGATCGCAGCCGCTCGAGCTGCTAACAGGGCCGAGGAGAACACGAAGAACAGCACGGCGACGCCCGAGGCTCAGCCGACCGCCCGTGAGGCACGCGAAGCAGCCCAGAAGCTGTTCGACAAGGCCGACGAGGACGGCAAGGCCCAGATCATCGCCGAGACCACGCAGCGCCGGGCGGTGTTCGGCTAGTGCGATCAGTTGTTGCCCTGCCTGTTCGCACAGCGAACGCAGACCCGCGGCGCGTCAGCATTGAAGACGCTGTCGAGCGGGTTGCGGAAGAGCTGACGCCGGCAGCGAAGCTCAGCCGTCTGGCGGCCAAGCAGGGCAACTTCGCCGATGCGATGAGCGCGATCGACTTGGTTAAGCTCGGAGCAAAGGTCGTCGACGAATACGAGCGCGACAAGAACGATCGCAAGGAATGGGCCGAGATTGCCGAAGAGGCACTGGCCGCGGCGAGCCAGGGCAAGGCGTGCGACGAAAAGACCTACCCGTGGAAGGGGGCATCCAACGTCCGCTTTCCGCTGCTGACTTCCGCCGCACTCCAGTTCAATGCGCGAATGTACCCCGCAGTCGTGAAAGGCGACGAGGCGGTTCTTTGCAAGGTCATCGGTCAGGACAGCGGCCAGCCTGAAATCGGGCCGGACGGACAGCCTCTTGCATTGGCTCCGGACGGCAAGCCGATGACCGCTACTGAGGCGGCTGCCTTGCCTCCGGACATGATGGCCCAGCTCGCTCCGAAGTGGAAGGTTCGGCCGGGAGCGAAGACCAAGCGAGCTCACCGGGTCAGCGAATACCTGAACACCGTCCTGTTCTACCGGATGGAGGACTGGGAAGAAGACACCGACGCCCTGCTGATGCAGCTACCCATTGTCGGCTGCGTGTTCCGCAAGGTCTGGTTCAGCGCGGAGAAGGGCGTTCAGTCGGCAATGGTGCCAGCGCTTCGGTTGCTGGTTCCTGACGGGGCACGATCACTGGCAACATCCCCGAGAGTCACCGAGGAAATCCCCGACGTTTACCCGCACCAGATCAAGCAGGCCCAGCGGGAAGGCCGGTATCTCGACGTTGACCTTGGGATGCCGTCGAAAGCCGAGAATGACGACGGGCCGCGACTATTGCTCGAGCAGCATCGCCTGATCGACCTGGACGAAGACGGCCTCGAGGAACCGTACATCGTCACCGTCGACCACGAAACGCGGCAGGTTCTGAGGATCGAAGCTAATTTCGGGCCGGAAGACGTGGAGACAGACGGCGATCGGGTAATCCGCATCCACGCCGGCCAGTTCTACATCAAGTACGGCATGTTCCCCCATCCCGAAGGCAAGTTCTACGACATCGGCCTTGGGCACCTGCTGAAACAGTTGGGCGGGGTGATCGACACCGCCATCAACCAGCTGATGGACGCTGGGACCGCACAGACAGCCGGCGGCGGGTTCATCGGCTCAGGGGTGAGGCTTCAGACCCGCGGCAATCGTGGCCGGATCGTGCTCCAGCCCGGCGAATACAAGACGGTCGACGTTTCCGGGGACAATCTCCGCTCCAACATCGTCGAGCGCACGCTTCCGAATGTCAGCCCGGTCACGTTCCAGGTTCTTGACCTCATCATGGGGGCTGCACGCGATATTTCCGGCGCCAAGGACGTAATCACCGGGGAGGCTTCGAATACTGGGCAAGTCGGAACTACCCTCGCACTGATCGAGCAGGGCCTCCAGGTGTTCAACGCCACCGCCAAGCGCATCTTCCGATCCTTGAAGGACGAATACACGCTGCTGGCGTTCAACATCGGGAAGTATGGAGGTGAAAGGGCCAAACGCGACTACGCCAACGTCCTTGACGATCCGGAGGCCGATTTCGAGGCTGATTTCTCGGCCGACGACATGGACATCCGCCCGGTTTCAGATCCCTCGTCCGTGACCCGGATGCAGAAGATGGCGAAATCGCAATACATCATGGGCACCATTCCCATGCTGGCGTCGGTCGGGGGCGATCCGAGGGAGGCGCTGAAGCGGGCTTACGAAGCAGCGGACGTGGAGGACATCGAGAAGCTGATTCCTCCGCCAAAACCGCAGCCGCAAGACCCGATGGCCGAAGCTGCGAAACAGGCTCAGGTCGAATTGCTCATCAACAACGCCCGCAAATCAGGGGCGCAGGCCGACAAGACGATGGCCGAGGCCGCTGAAACCGTCCTCGATGCTCAGACCAAGAAGCATGATCTTGAGATGAGCGTGATGCACCAGGGCATAGGGGCCGCGACCCTTGACCACTGACAACGTCGTTTCGTTCGGCGGACAGACCTTGCTGCCCATTCCGCCCGAGCGTGTCCTGACTGCGGCTTTGGAGAAAACCTTTGAGCGCGTCACGGTGATCGGCCTGACGGATGATGGCGAGGAGTATGTGGCCTCCTCGACCAGCGATTGCGGCGCGATCCTATGGGACATGGAGCGCGCGAAGCACATGTTCATGCAGAACGCCGATGGCGATTGACGCCGAAGCCTTCGAGGCGTGGCGGGACCATCCCGTCACGCAATGGGTGTTCGAGGCGTGCCGGAAAGCCGCCCAGGACAACAAGGATCTGTGGGTCAATATGTCATGGGATGCCGGCAGAACCGATGAGACTGGGCTTGCTGAAGCCCTGATCGAACTCAGAACACGCGCCGACGCCTACTTGGCGCTGGCCGAGACCCCCTTTGAAGGATGGCAGGAAGCAAACGGAGAGACGGAGTAGGTTGGTTGCGGGCCGGGCTTGATACCGGCTCAGGTTCCGCGTCGTTTCGCGATTTGATCCTAGGGAACGGGTGACGCCCCTAGGGCCTGCCTCGCCTCACCTCTGGCTGTGCGTGTCCATCCACGCCGCCGCAACCGACACGGTGCGTAGCATAAAATACAGGAGTTGTGAATGAACGATAGCGGTTTGGCCCCGATGGAGTTCAACGTGGTGGTCCGCATGGACGCGGCCGAAGAGAAGACAGCGGGCGGGATCATCCTTCCTGTCTCGACGCAGGACCGCGACAAGCTCGCCGCCGAAGAGGGTGAATTGGTGGCGGTCAGTCCCCACGCCTTCACCTATGCGGAATGGCCTGAAGGCGAGCGCAAGCCGCAGCCTGGTGATCGGGTGGTGATCGCTCGCTTCGCCGGCATCCTGCGCGAGCGCAACGGGCGGGATTACCGCATCGTCAAGGACAAGGATATCGTGGCCGTGGTCGAGCAGGCACCTGTCCTGTCGGCGGTGGCATAGGAGACAATTCATGTCGTCACCCGCACCCTACAGCGCAACGAAGACGCACCGGCTCCTGTCGGCTGCCGCATCGACCAACGGGACCAGCATCAAGACATCGAACGGTACGGTTACCCACATCACCGGGCGGATGATCCGCGCTTCTGCCGCCTATCTGAAGCTGTACGACAAGGCATCGGCACCGACAGTCGGAACGGACACGCCGCGCAAGACCCTGTACCTTGCGGCTTCGGCGAGCTTCGATTTCCTCGTCGACGACTATTTCGGGGCAGGGATCGCCTACGCCATCACCACTGCCGCCGCGGACGCTGACACTGGTGCCCTGACCGCCGGCGACGTGGTCTGCCTGAACATCGACTACCGGTAAGCGCGGCCCGCGCACAGGGCAATTTCACTTAAGAGGAGCCTACAGTGGCCGAACAGAACGCCGCCCCCGAGGGGGGTGACGAAGTCGAAGTTGCGCCTGATGTTCTCGAGCTGACCGAAAAGGTCGAGGACACGCCGCCTACGTTGGAGGACGTGGCATCCGAGCTTGGCTGGGTGCCCAAGGAGAAGTTCAAGGGCAAGGAAGAGGACTGGAAGCCCGCCGTCGACTTCATCCGTGAAGGAAAGAACATCCAGAAGGGGCTGGCGAAGGACGTTAAGCGCCTGAGCTCGCAAATGGAGACCATGTCGCGCACCAGCGCGGCGATTCTCCAGGAGCGGATTGACGCCGAGAAGGCCCGTCTCGAAGCCGCCCACCGCAAGGCTGTCGAAGATGACGATCCTGATGCCGCCCTGCAAATCGGCAAGCGCATCGACCAGCTTGATCGGCAGAAGCAGACCGTCAACGGCGGTCCATCGCCAGATGTTCAGGAATGGGTTGAGCGCAATCCGTGGTTCACGACCAATCCGCTCGCCAATGCGATCGCAGTTCAGACGGCCGAAGCCTACGCCCGTCAGGGCAAGGGCGTCGCCGAGCAGCTGCAAGCCGCAGAAGATGAAGTGAAGCGCGCCTATCCGCACCTGTTCTCGACCACCAAGCCACCGGCTGGCGTTGCCACGCCCGGATCCCGGTCAGCTTCCCAGTCCACCCGCGCCAAGGGTTTCGCCGACATGCCGCGCGAAGCCCAGGACATCGCGAAGGACATGGTGGACCGCGGAGTCATCAAGACGGTCGACGACTATTCACGAAACTACTGGGCCAGCGAAGGGAAATCCAAATGACCGAAGACCGCACGCGCCAAGGGCGCGGCGCCGAGGTGGCGAAGGAACGCCGCCGCCGCTCCGAGAGCACTCTTAGCACTCGGACCAAGCTGGCAATTCCAGAGGAAGTCGAAGCGAAGCTGAAGGCCGAGGGCCGCACGCCGCGCTGGGTAAACGACGAGGGAAACCGCATCTACAACCTCACCGTAAAAGACGATTACGACAAGGTTGATGGCGTCGAGCCCGTGCGAGTTGGCACTACCGAAGAAGGTAAGCCGCTACTCGCCCACCTTTTGTCCAAGCCGCTCGAATTTGCCGCGGAAGACCGCGCGAAGGCAGATGAGCGGCGCAAGGACGTTGAGCGCGCGATGGTCAAGGGGCGTGTCCCCGGAAGCCCCGGCGCCGAAGCAGCGCCCGTTCCAGGGCAGTTGGGAGCGCAGACCTACGTTCCGTCTTCCAACTCGATCGGACGGGGAAACCAAATCCTCGAATAAAGGAGGCCTTTCATGGCCAACGTAAATCTTGCCAGGGGCTTCGTTCCCCTGAAGGATGCGGCTGGCAAGCCGTACAACGGCGCGGTGGAGATGTTCTACCACGCCGCCACCGATGGCACTGCGCTTTACATCGGAGACCCGGTGGTCAAGGCGGGTTCGGCAGATTCTGCCGGCGTCCCGACCGTCATCCGGGCATCTGCTGGTGGGCCGATCAGCGGTGTGGTCCAGGGCTTCATGCCTGACGGCACCACCAACATGGCTGGCTACGGAGCAGCGTCGACGGGCTACTACGTCCTGTGTGCGACCGATCCTGACCTCGTTTACGAGATCCAGGAAGACGCGGTTGGTGGAGCAATTGCCGCAGCCGACATCGGGCTCAATGCCTCGATGATCGCCGCTGCCGGCAGTTCCACCACGAAGCGTTCGGGCTTCATGCTCGACACGTCGACCAAGGCAACCACCGCCGGTCTCGAACTCAAGATCATGGGCCTGACGCAGCGCCCCGACAACGCGCTGTCCGCCAACGCCAAGGTCTTGGTCAAGATCAACAACCACACCGACAGCAACGTCGTTGCTGGCGTCTAGGGAGGGCTGAGAAATGGCACTTATCACCCGTTCTTCGCAGCCCGACCTTCTGTGGCCGGGCATTCAGGCGATCTTTGGCACCAACTACGAGAAGCTGGACAAGGAATACACCCGTATTTTCGATGTCCGCCGCTCGAACAAGGCGTACGAAAAAGTAACCGAGGCAACGGGCATGGGCCTGGCTGCCGTGAAGGCGGAAGGCGCGTCG